CCTGACAGCAGAGAGCACCAAGCGAATCGTGAGACGGCCAGCCCGCTACCGCGGTGACATGGCACCAGGCAACGCCTCAGCGCCCTGCCGGCGAGAATCCCCGGCTGAGCGGCCGACCATAGGCGCCCCGTAAGCGACGAGCACTTCGCTGTCAGCACCCTGCGCCAGCCCGGCGCACTACTGGGAGAGCACCATGTTCGTTGTCACCACCGTGAACCAAGGCCAGCTGTTCTGGCTCCGCGGCACCGTCTGGGCGTTCCAGCGGGAGCGCGCGACCGAGTACGCCACCGAGCAGGCCGCATGCGAGGCCGTCGTGGCGTCCGCGAAGTTCAACCCGAAGGCGGCAAAGAAGGCCGTCGTCGTTCCGGCATAAGGAGGCACCAATGACGTACCGCTACGGCAACCAAACCTTCGCCGATCTACCCACGCTGCTCGACGCGCTGCACATCCCGGCGCCGCAAGCAGAGATCGCCATGCTGGACCTCTACACGCCGTACTGCAACGCGTGCAAGCGCCGCCACGGCGGCGAGGCTGCCGCGGAGCATCTGGCGAACCTGCATGGCCAACCCCGCCCGTACGCCTACGCGTTCGAGCGCCACTGAGGAGGTGTCATGTTCCACGTACCAGCTCACAAGTCGGCCTCGGCCGGCTCAGCCAGCAACTTCCCGTACCCGCCTGGTGAGTACGCATTCATCGACGGCGAGTACACCCCAGTCTTCAGGATCCGCCCGGTCTGTAGCTCGTGGCTGTCGCTCGGCCTCTGCGCCACCGATTTCATCGAAGACATGCTCCGGTGGGGCTACATACCAGAGCACCACCGGCAGCACGCCGCGGAGTTCATCCGCGCCCGCGATGCGCTGACGATAGGGTGAGACGCGTAAGCGCTGTGACAGAGCGCTTACCGGGTCATCCCGGCCCAAAGGAGAAACGCTATGTACTCTCTCGCTTTCAAGCTGGGTCATTCGTACTTCGACGGCCCCAACGGCACCGTCGCGGTGGCGGATGACTCCATGCGCAACAGGATCGACCCGCGAAGCACAGACGATGGGCTACTGCTCCTCGACACGGGCCGCCGCGTCTCGTTCACGTACAACGACCGCGCGGACATCCCGGTGATCACCGAGGAGGGGCGCCACTCGTTCACCTGCGGTACGTGGGCCGAAGGCATGCAGGTGTGCCGCGCCTTCCGCATGGGTCCGTCATTCGACGGCAGGCTGCAAAGCCTCGTGACGTTCGCCAACCACGCTCCGCAACCACGCCAGTGCACCAACAAGCTGGTGGTCGAGGAGCGCGACGCGCGCATCACGCCACACCCGGATAGCATTGGCACGTACCGGCAGGGCGGTCTGCGGCCGGACATCGCGCCTGAGACAATCGACCGGGTGATCGGCGGAGACTGCCGCGTGCCCGACGATGCGCAGAAGGTGAAGCACTCCTGGCAATTCAACTTCGACGGCACGCCATGCGCGATCTGGGACTACAAGGGCGCGCGGTGGTCTACCTTCGGTCCCGCGGCCGTCTTCGCTACGCTGTTCGGTAGCGACAGCGTGAGGAGCTGACCATGTGCAAGATCGTGGCTGCAGTAGCGCTCCCCGGTGACGGGAAGACCGTCATCGTGGAGTACGGCATGCCGGGATACTATGACGTCCAGACGAGACTCACTCCCGAGGAGTTCAACGCGGCCAAGGGCATCACGCCCGAGATCGCCGAGGCCTTCCTCGTCGGGTCGATGTTCGGCTGGGACGTGCCCGGCGCGTGGCTGGCGCGCAAGTACGTGCAGGACACCAGCTACGAGCAACGCCTGAAACGCAAGCATGCGATGGGGTAGCACTCAGGATGCCTTCTCACGAGGGCATCCGAGGGGCTAACGCCCAGGAGTGGCGCAGTCAGGCAGCCTTCAGTCCTAGGCATTGGATCGTTCGCGGGGGTGCAACCCGTGGGTGCCTAGGATTGAGGGCTGCCGAGCGGCGCCGTCTCATCGGACGGCTAGTGCAGGACGGGGCACGACGACAAGCGGGGTGATGCCCGCGCCCGGTAACTCAGCTAAGGTTGCTGCGCAATGGCCAGTAGCGACACCGCCACGCAGGCGGCTGGCAAGTGATGCCTCTTAGCGGAGGCCGTAGCCTTCTGCCCAAGCCGAGAGTGTTGCCCTAATAAGGTCGCTCGGCCCATGGCAGCGGGGTACGCAAGACCGTGGCGGTGCGGCTCACCGCCTGAACAGACCGCGAAAGGATTCACATGTCTGCTGGAATCGATATGAGCAACGGCCGCGCCAACATGGCGCATGCCAAGGGTACGCCGAAGCCGTGGTGGGGCATCGGATTCGAGGTGGACGCCAACGCCAGCATCGAAGAGTGGCAACGGGCGGCCGGCCTCAACTTCGAGGTGCTGAAGGGCGAGCTGCTCTTCAGAGACTCCGCCGACGTCATCCACGAGGCGAGCAAGGCGCTGAATCGCAGCGTGCTGTATCGCAGCGACACGCTCGCGCCGCTGTCGGTGATGTCGAAGAACCGCTACCACATCCATCAGCCGGCTGACATCCTCGCCTTCATCAGCGACGTCAGCAGGGCCACGGGGTGGCCGGTCGAGACCGCGGGCAGCTTGTACGGCGGCCGCAAAATCTGGGCGCTGCTCAAGGTGCCGGTGTCGTTCACCCTTCCGGGCGGCGACGTCGTGGAAGGCTACCTCTTGGCCTCCACATCGTTCGACGGCAGCAGCGGAAGCGACTTCCGCTTCATCTGCACGCGCGTGGTCTGCGCGAATACCTTGCACATGGGCCTGTCCGAGAAGGTCAAGCACGCCACGGTGGTCTACCACGACACCGTCATCGACGTGCAGCGGGTCAAGGCCGACCTGGGCATGGCGGCAGAGCCGGTGTGGACCAGCTTCATCGAGACAGCGAAGCAGCTGGCCTCGATCAAGCTGACGCGCAGCCAGGCCGTCAGCATCCTGCGCAAGGTGTACGACGATACGCCCATCGTGTCGTCTGCCGTGCGTGTGCCGGATGAGCAATTCATCCTCGACAACCCCACGCCGCGCCGCATCCTGGGCCTGTACGAAGGCGCGGGGCTGGGTAGCAACCTCGCCAGTGCGCTCAACACGGGCTGGGGGTTGGTCAACGCGGTGACGCAAGACACCGACCACTTCGGTAGCAATCGCAACTCGCGTCTCAACTCGGCGTGGTTCGGGCCGGGCGCGGCGCGCAAGCAGGCCGTCGTGGAAGCCGTGCTGGACGTCGCAGCATGAAGGTGGCCAAGCGTCGCTACCCGCGGCGCGCGGCGCTGTCTCGCATACGCCGGATCACGGCGGAGTGGGTGGCGCCGTTCTCAGCGGGGCATCAGGCAAGGAGGCTGGCTCGGTTCCTCCACAAGTACAAGCCGAGCGTATAGCTGGGGACGCCCTCGCAAGAGGGCGTCCACAGATGTACCCCGTAACACACACAAGGAGCATCGCATGGCAGAACTTATTCCCCTGCAGCAGATTTACCTGTTGGCCATCTCCGAGGCGTGCAAGGCGCTCCACCTGGACTGCCTACTGCAAGACCTCGGCGACGGGAAGACGGGTCGTCTGTGGCTCGTGCATCCGGGCCGCACCGTGGCGTACGCGCAGCTCGCATTCGCGTTCGATCACGACGACGTCACGCTCGGCATCATCACGCGAGACGAGCGTGAGCTGGTGCGCGTAGTCAAGTATGTCGAGGGCATCGAAGACTTCATCGAGGCCATGACGCGCTTCTTCCACGCCGGCCGTCTCGCGGCACCGAAACAGAGGTAACCAATGGCCAAACGCAAAAACTGGCGCGCCCTGGTTGCCGATGGGCGCGCTGCGTTGATCTCGTACGAGCAGTGCGCGGAGGTTAACTGCGCAGGGCTGGCAATGCTGAGTGCGCAGGAGTTGCAGCGCGTCGCATACTCGCTGCTGAACCTGGCGCGAGCGGCGAGGGCCGAGGGTAACCATGGCCGCTAACCGCCTGAAGTGGGGCCAGCCCGGATCGCGCGTCAAGCGCAAGACCGAGGCGACCGTGTTCTCCCGTGGCCGGCGCAACGTCGTGGTCTCCGTCTATCCCGACGGCACCATCGGCTACCGCCTGCTCGGGGAGCGCAAAGAGTACTTCCGTAACGCCGCGTCGGACTACATCGACGCGGTCCGAGCAACCAAGGCAGCCGAGCGCGCCAAGCGCAAGGCGGAAAGGAAACGCAGATGAAGAAGTCACCGCCGGCCTGCTTCGTTGGGCCGAAGGGCAAGACGTCGTACGGCACCACGCTGGAGGTGCTGGCCGACAAGGGTTGCGGGCTGCTGCTGGCTCGCAAGGTTGGCGACAAGGAGGCGTCGCCGTACATCGTGCACTCACTCGACCTCATCGGCGTCACGCCGAAGGACGAGGCCATCCTCGCCGCATTTCGCAGCGGCGCGGGCAAGCTGGGGGCGCCATGAGCCTTGACACAAGCATCGGCGAACATCTTCAACTGGAGAACACCAAGCTACTTGCCCGCATCACCGAGCTAGAGGCGGCGCTGCGCTCGGTAGTCAAGGATGCGGAATCCCGGATTAATGTGCCCTATGACTCGATGACAGCGGAGAAGCTTCGCATCGCCCGCGCCGTGCTCGCGAAGGGGGCGGCATGAGCATGATGGGCCATCCCAGCATCACGCATCCGCTGGCCAATCACATTGGCTCGCTGGAGGCGGCCAAGCGGCTCGGCCTCACTGAGCGGCGCATCAGGCAGCTGTGCGAGGAGGGGAGGCTCCTGGGCGCCGCCAAGATTGGCGGCTCCTGGGTCATCCCCGCCCCGCTACTTCTCGAAAGGAGGTTGCGTGTCATCACCGAGTGATGTATCGCTCCCGTACTACGTGGTTGGAAGCGATGGTTTCGGGTATCGCGTCTGTAGTCGTAGCGATCACCGCACCATAGACACCTTCACAGACCACTGGCGCGCGCATGAGCGGTGCCGCGATCTAAATTCGCGGAGCAACGTAGGGCCTGCGTCCCCCTGCGTGTTGAACCCGACGGACGCCAACTTCAGGTACGGAGGAACTGACCCAGACTAGACCACGATAACCGGTCACACGGTAACAAGACGGCCCGCAGAGCACCGCGGGCCGATTTTATTTCAGCCCCAGGTCCTTCAGCCTATCTGACAGGCTGGAGCTGGGCGCTGTTTTTGACGAGGGTGTCGACGTACTGCTGGAGTCCGGCGACCTGGGTTGCGCAGTTGGCGTAGAGTCCGGTGACTTCGCCGGCCCACTGCTCGACGGCGGCAAGGGTCGTGTCCCCGGCCACGGCGGCAGAGGCGGCGGCGTCGACGCTAGACTGGGTGACAAGGCCGGCACTGACGTTTGCGGCGTCGATGGCTGGCTGGAGCAGCTGGCCAGCAGCAGCAGGAATACGTAGGTTGCGAATCTGCTCGTCTTGCGCGGCGAGACGCGCGTTGAAGTCCGCCGTGAGTTTGTTGATGGCATCTCTCTTCGCCTTCGTTGCGGCCTCTAGGCGCGCGACCGCGGCGACCGCCTGCGTGCGAAAGTTCTCCGCCAGCGCGTTGGCCTCCTCGATCTTCTTCTCGCATGCCTGTAGCTTCGGCATGATCTCGTCGATCCCCTGCTGCTTGTATCCCGCCGCGACCGATGCGGCGAACAGGATCAGGCCTCCCGCGAGGATCGCGTACACCCCAATGCGTTTGAATGCCGGCAGGAACCACACCGCCAGCCCGCCAGCTACGATCAGGCCGGTGCCGGCCAGCGTTAGCTCAGTCGGCGTCGGTAGGCTCGACAGAGCGAGCCACGAGAACACTACAGCCCCAGGTGCTTCTGCAGGGTGGCCAACGCCGCCTTCACCTCATCCACCGCCGGAGCGGCAGCGGGCGCAGCTGCGGGCGCAGCCGGAGCCGCAGTTGGCTTGGCCGCGGACACCGCCGAATGCACGGCAGCCACCGCCTTCGCCAGCTCGGCCTTCACGTCGGCCGCAAGCGTCGCCGCGGCAGGCAAAGCCTTCCCGCCCACGGTAACAGACTTCCCAACGAAGTAGCCGTGGGACCACAGGAAGACTCCCCCGACTCCGATCACGATTAGCAGTAGGTCCATGTGTATGCCTCACTTGAGGTGTAGCTTGTCCAGTTGATCTTGCGTGCGCGTGTCGTCATCCCCGTCTGCGTGCGGCGGCGCGCGCGATCCCCATGCAGCGATGGCGCGGTCTGCGCCGGCCTTCACGATGAAGATGCCGAGTACGCCAAGCAGGAAGTTGGATGGGTCTCCGCCGTCGACCGCGACGCGGATCACGTACCAGGCGGACACGCCAGCCAGGCCGAGGTACACCATCGCCGCCCCGCCAGCCTTGTTGGTGTACGGGTCCTTGATTGCGTCGACCAGGCTGAATGAATCGTTGGGGTCTGCGCTCTTGCGCCACACCCACAACCAGAAGCCGATGAACACGCAGCTCGCGAAGACGTCCACCGCGTTGAACTTGCCGAGCCACCCAGCGAAGGCGAAGACGGCGAGGAATATCCTATCGAGTAGCCACGCCATGCATATGCCTCCGGGCATCCTCGCTAGGCACGCCGTCCGAGCTAGACTTGTCGTACGGGTCCCAGGAACGCATCGAGTACTCGGTCTCGTTGATGCACGAGCGCCGGTACAGCGCGATCTCTTCCTTCGCGTCAGCGAGCTGCTTGGTGGTGTCAAGCAGCGCCTGCTTGACCGTCTCGTAGTTCGCCAGCACCTGCTTCAGCTGCGCGCGCGGCACCCCGATGAGATCTGGGTCGCCGTCGGCGCGGCCGGCGATGGCCGGCCACACCATCAGCGCGAGAACGAAGAGCGCCCTACCTGCCTCCGAAGCGATTCTTGAGGTACGCGAGGCTGATTGCGTTGGCTGTGAACTGGCCATCTTGAACCCCGTAGAGGATGTGCACGCCCCTCCAAGTGGCCTTGTTTATCTGGGGATCGAGGTAACCCTCGTCGTGCTGGTAATACGCGCCAACGAACAACCCGGTGATGACCTTGCCGTCCGCGTCCCTGTCTGTGGCCACCTCGTAGCGCTGCAGGTGGCCCATGACGCAGGATGCGTGCTTCTTGGTGATGAGTGCGCGCGCGCTCGTGACGGGGCGCCCCATCTCTCCAGAAACGAAGTAGTGCGAGTATCGAACGCCGTCCACCTTCAGCACTTCCTTGAACGGGTGGTACTGCCACCCGTACGCGGCGTAGTTGAAGTCTTTGTGGCTGATGGTCCCGTGCAGCTCTGGGTGATTCTGAGTCGCCGTCTTGATGCGGAACTCGTGGTTGCCTTCGGTGATGTGCAGCTCTGGATTCCACGGCTCGCCGCGATCTGCGCAGATCGCCTGCTCCTCGCGTATCGGGGCCATGAACAGATCGAGCGCCATGTTGCCGGCCATGACATCGCGGCTGTAGCGCCTGCCCTCGAAGCTGCGCTGTCCCTTGTCGTAGGAGCACAGCGACGCCATGTCCCAGAAGTCCCCGATGATGACAATCACATCCGGCTTCTTGGCTACGGCGTACTGGCCGGCCCACGTCAGGTGATCGAGCGGCACGCCAGGCTTCGCCTGCACGTCCGGTATCACCATGTGCCGGCGCCCTTCGACGAACTCGATGTCCGCCAGCGGGATGGCCTCCGGGCTGGCCAGCTCGATCATCGTGCCCTTAGGCCTGGCCGAGCGAACGGCGGCCTGCTCCATGCGCGATTGCAGCGTGGTGCGCGGGATACCGGTAGCCTTGGCCGCCGCGGTCACGCTACCGAAGCGCGACACCAGGTCGACGGCTTCCTGCAGGGTCTCGTCTGTTAGGGGCGCTGTGCTCATGCTGCCTCCGCCGGTTTGTCAGCGGAGTCATCGCTCTTGGCGCGCTCCTGTCTGATACGCTTCAAGGTGAAGGAAAGCCAGGCCTCGAAGCGAGGGTTGTCGAGAAAGAACTGGGTGAACAGCACGCCCTGCTTCTCGGCGATGTCTTCGCCCTCGATGGGCTTCTCGTCTTCATCGATGTCGCCGACCCAATTCACGCAGTGGGTGACCTCGTGCCAGATCACCTCCAACTCGTGGCGCGTGTCCAGCGTGTCTAGGATCAGGATGCCGCGATTGCTGTCCTCCCAGAAGGACATGCCCTCGGCGTCGGCCTCCAGGCGCGGGTCGCCGCGGTGAACACGCTTGAGGTAGAACTCATACGTGCCGATCCACAGCTTACCGGGGAGGCGTGGGTGGCGCTTAGCTGTTGCCATCGCCAGACTCGGCGGCGTCGTACATCTTCTGATCGCACGCGATGTAGCCAATCGCGTCGACCAGGTTGTCTCGATTGTGCTGGTAAATCTCGCGCGCCTGCTTGAGCTGCATCATCATCCACGCGACGTCATGGACGTCGATGAGATCGAAGTTGATGATCGGGTACTTGGCGCGCAGATGCGCGTTCCACAGCAGCGCGGTGCGCTCGAAGTTGCGGGCCGGGTGATCGTAGGTCTTTTCCCGGTCCCCGTAGACGATGCGCTGGGCTTCCTCGCAAACGGTCTCGGACATGTCCTGCTCCTGTAAGGGGTACACCCCGATTATAGCAGGCCCATCTCCCGTGCGATCTGCTCGTAGATGTCGAGCCGATTTTGGAGGCCGTTCAGGCCGCCGTTGATCTTGCGCGTGATGCCCGTGAAGTTGCCGGCGTCGGCCAGCTCGTTGCAACCGCGGCTGTGCCAGAACCACGCCGCGGCCCGGCAGGAGGTGGCCGGCTCGGCCAGCTTGTCTGGATTGTTGACCAAAACGCTCGGGTTCCCGAAGAGGGCCGCCGAGCACTCGCTGAAGTTGCCGCGCCCGGTCAGCTCGATCAGGCCGGCGCCGCGGAACTTGAAGCCGTCCCCGCGCTGGTAGTTACCGAGGTCCCGGCGCCCGTCGTAGCTCTGCTGCGCGGCCGTCGGACCCCATATCTCGCGCGTGTACTTGAACTCCTCGGACTCCCAGGTAACCTGGGCCAGGAACTGCGCGGCGCGCGCCGGGGTGTTGATGTCGAACTCGACGCAGGCTGCGTTCAGGGGCGCCAGGTAGGTTGCGATGCGCTCCGGGGCGATCCCGGCGGCGGCGAGATCGGCTGCTTTGAATGGCCCCGAGGCAGGCGCTGGTTCCGCTGCAGCTGCGGGCGGCTCCGGCTGGGGCGTGGGATCGGCGTTGGTGCTGAAGAGGTTGCTCAGCCAGCTCATGGATTAGTGGGATTCGTACTCCTGGGGTGGCTGCAGCGTCATGGCCGGCGGCGTGGTCTGCCAGCGCGGCTCCGGTTTCACAACTGCCTGTCTAGTCAACAGGTTATTGACTGCGTTGAATGCCCCTATTGCCACCAGGGAGATGATGCCTATCATGGCCATGACCACCCACTTCCTGGCCTCGGTCAGCGGGGCGATGTTGCCCTTGATCTCGGCGAGGACGGCGTCGTTGGCTATCAGCCGGTTCTCCTGCTGGTGAACCTCGCTGTGGATGTGGTCGAACCCCTTCTCCAGCGCGGCGTGCCGCTCTTCGAGGCGCACCAGCGCGGACATGTTGGCCGACAGGGACACCAGGGTCTTCTCGATGTTCTCCAGCCGGCCGTGGACCCCGGTTATCTGCAGCGCAAGCAGGTCGTCGCGCGTGACCGACTGCGCGGCGGCGGCGTCCTGCGCCCTCTCCCGGGCGTTGAGAGGGCGTGCCATCCGTTTACGCCGGGGTGCCCGCGGCCAAGCCAAGCTGGTTAACCACCGGGACGACCTGCTCGAAGGTGACGTCGTCGGACTGCGACAGGGTGTCGCCCTTGACGTTGACCGCCGAGACGGTGACGTTGACCTTGCCCGGCGCCACGCGCGTGACCACGGCGCTGAGGCCGTCGGCGGCGGCGGCGACCGTGCCGACCGCGTCGTTGTCGCCCTTCCAGACGATGCCCGTGAGGGCCGTCGGGAATGCCTTCAGGTCGACAGGCTGCTGGTTGCCGCTCGCGTCCGGCGCGCTCGGGCTGATGGTGTACGGTACGGTATTGAGCTGCGTGCTGACAGACATGGGCGTCTCCCAACTGGTTGATACCAATGAAAAAAAGGCCGCCTCTCGGCGGCCCTACGAAAGCTCAGGACGAGCTTGTCCCTATGGTGGCCAGATTTTCACTGGCCTCCGGCGGAGCCGCCGTGTTATTGGTTCTTGTGGGCGCCGCGGGTAAAGCGGTTGAACACTACAAGTTGAAATGCAAGTATACGCTATTCGCGGCGTTAGCGCAAGCCCCCTCGCTCCAGCTGCCGGCTGATCTGCCGGCTGACGCGAGCTTCGGCGTTGGCCAGCTTCTCGTGGGCGTGGGCGAACTCCGCCTCCCACTTCCGGTACGTCTCCTTCGACCACCCGAGCAGACGCATGCGCTCGGTATCCGAGTGGCGCCCGATGCGCGTGCCGCCGCAGGACACGCAGGCGTCGGCGATCCCGGCGGCGTTGTAGATGAACCCGCGGCCCTGGCACCGGCGGCACTTGTCCGCCAGGCGCTCCTGCACCACCAGCCAGCAGAGGTTGATCAGCAGCGTGCGGCGCCCCGCGCCGGCCCGCTTGCCCTTGCCGACCAGCTTGGCCAGCAGGAAGACCGCGCTCTTGAGCGCGCTGGCGTCGTGCTCGGCCAGGACCCGCCACATGGCGGCGCCGAGCCGATCCGACAGCCCGAGGGCGCCGATGCGGTCTGCGGCCGTCTCGTGGATCGGGGAGTGAGTGAGGTTGCCGCGGGCCAGGTCGCTGGCCAGCCGCTGCCGGAGGCTCAACGCGGAGTACCGGCTTTCATGCCCAGCTCGGTCACCACCGGAACCCCGATGACCTTGGCTATCATCCCCACCGCGGCGGCCAGGCGCTCCAGCGCGAAGTGCATACCGACCTGCGCATGCCGCATCTCCCACACCTCGCGGCGCAGGTCGCGCAGCTCGGCGCGCAACCGCTCTACTTCTCCAGTCTCAGTCCCCATCGCTCGAATACCTCTCGTTTGGTCTGCTCAACCAGCTCCAGCTCGGTCACGCCGTATCGTCGCTCGAATGCCTTCCGGCCGAGGCCGTGGATTCCTGTGCTGCCCTGATGATGCTCGGGGCACAATGGCACCACCTCAGAGTCCGCCGCACGCCGAGCCGCTCCAACTCCCGTGCGCGGGTGATGGAGATGCGGAGGCGTGTTTCCAAATCCAAGTCGACGACAGATGATGCAGCCGGACTCGAAGACTCGGTTCTTGTACTCACGCAGCTCCCGCTTAGTGTACAGTCGGTAGTTCCTCTGGCGTCATGTGCAGCGCCGCCTCCGCAACAGACTTGCCGAAGCGCAGCGCGTGTTGGTGCATCGACTCCGTATTCCCGTGATGTAGGGAGCCAAGGTACGTTAGCAACGCCGTGCCTATGGCGCAGATGATCGGGTCCGGGCTGTCGTCGTGCAGGATTTCGAGGTTGCCCAGGAAAGAGAGCACGATGCGGCGTTGCATGAGGTCTGTGTCTGCGTTACTCATCGATTCCGGCCTCCTTGCGGTGTGCTGCGTACGGCGCCATGATCTCCTCGCGGAAGAACTTCTCTGCGTCTGGGTTGGTGTCGAACTCCTTGCGCGACTCGACGCCGGCCACCTCGCACAAAGTGAGTCGCGCCACTTCCTTCTGCGCATCAAGCCCGCTATCGTAGGTCGACCATGCCCTGCCGTAGGTATGCTGCATCCATTCTTGGAAGTGCGGGTCATCGCACCACTTCACGGCGAGGCCGCAAAGGCCGCCGGGGAATCCGTGGCCGCGGTGCGGCTGGGCAAACTCCTTGTCGCGCTCGGTGGCCTCCGCCACCCCGGTTGCGTGCGCCTTCTTCTCCTGCTTCGAGACGTCTGCGGGCGTGGGCGCGGGCGCCGGCTCATCCTGATCGGTGAGCCGCACCAACATCGCGGCGAAGCGCTGGCCCTGCGGGCAACCCTTGAAGTACTCGATGTCTTCGGGGCCGATCAGCATGCGAACGTGAAACCCCGTCTTGCTGTGCTCGGTCCACGACTCCATCAACATCTCGACTTGTTTGTGCATGGCTACCACAGGTCTATGATCCATAGGATGATGTAGAAAGCAACCGCGCCTAAGAGCGTCCCGAAGAACCCGGCCGCAAAGGCCCCAACTCTGCTAAGAGTTTCGAGGCGAGTGCCCGGGCCTCGTTCGCTGTCGCCAGCGTGCCGAGGTCCGGGTATCGCTTCTTCCCCCTCCACAGCTCGAATCTTGCCTCTCCCTTCAGCGTTACCTTGGCTATGACGAACTGACGGCACTCGCTGACGATGTAGTACGGACCGGTTCTGCGTCCATCTGAGGTGTAGCATGGCTCTCCTGGCTTCCAGACGATCTGAGCACTTTCCACAGCGCGGTCCTTCCTCCCTTCCTTGACGGCGCCTTCGCTCGTGCTGTCCCGATGCATTTGATCGCTCCGCAGTCCTGCTCCTGTTGCAACACCGGACCCCAGTTGCGCATGTCGGGCGGATCGAGCAGCCCGCGCACGCGAGCGTACATGATCACGTCGTCCGCCGTGAAGTACGTGACGTTAGCGTGCCGCAGGAACCGGCGCAGCACGAATGTTGCTGACGTCCGCCACTTCGACAAGGGCAACCTCGTCTGGCCCAACCCTGATTTCTCGGGCGATTTCCCAACCATGGGTGATCTTCTCCTCGTCGCAGTCTTCGCCCACGTAGTTGACGTACGTCTGCGGGCGCGCCTTAACGACCACCAGCACCGGCTTCACGCCAGGCTGATACTGCTTGCCTGAGTACTCGGACCGGAACATTAGAACGGCATCCTTTCGCTTTGTTCAAAGACTGGCGGATCGAAGTATCGCCCAGTGATTCGATCATACCACAGCGTCCCCATGCCGATGCGTCCCAGGTGCTTGAAGCGCATCTTCTGGACGTGGATGTCGACCTCCTGCGTGTGCTCGTCCGCGGTGTCTCGATGCACGCAGAGCACGACGTCCGGCACGTTGTACCAGTGGGCCGATCCCGAGATGTCGTACGGCGTCGGCACCGGCCGCTGACCCGTCTTCGGGTCGCGCAGCATCTTCTGCGGGTGCGCTACCAGGATTGTCGTGAAGTCCGCCTCGCGGCAGCGCTTCTGGATATCCTTCAGCGCCTTGAGCACGTACTTCGATTCTCTGGCGTCGTCCCCGCGGTGCTCCAGGCTGTTCCACGGGTCGAGGATCACGCAGAACTTCCCCTCGCGCCGGAAGCGCATGGCGGCATCCAGCAGGCTGCTGTAGTCCTTCCACGCCGGGGCGAGCCAGAAGAAGCGGTCGTCCACCCACAGCATGGCCTCGCCCAGCTCCTCGCGCGTCATGCGCTCGCTCGGGCCGGCGCCGAATGGCTTGCGTACGTGCTTCTCGCACAGCTTGGCCATATGAATCTGAGTGGGGTAATTCTCCGGCGAATATAGCCCGAAGTTCCATCCACCGGTCTCGGCGAGATTCACCGCCATGGCGTCCACGAACTCGGACTTCCCCATGTTCGGGATGCCAGTCACGACCACGAGCTGCCCCGTGGCCAACGTTACCAGCCGGTCGAGGCTGTGCCAGCCGGTCGAGCTTCCAGGCGGCAGGCCTGCGTCGTACAGCTCCAGCGTGCGGCCGGCCAGCGGGTCCAGCAGCTCGATGGGCAGCGGCTCTGGTACGAAGTCTGCGGTCATACGGCCACTCTCCGCGCCGGCTTCGGATCCTCGGGGAGGCCGTCCAGCCAGCGCTTCTGGTTGAGGTAGGTGAGCGGCGCCGGGATGTATCCGTCCCGCCACTGCTCGGTCTGCGCCATCGCTTTCAGGTGTTCCACGATCTTAGCAGCATCTTCGTCCCCAATGCGCATGGCTATCCACTTGGCGTGGCAGGCAGCCTTGGCCACCTTGCGCTTGGTGGGCGGATAGGCATCCCAGAATCTGGAGAACGAGGTCAGCCACCCCCCGCGCGCAGCGCTAGGTGTGGTGTTGTTTTTGTAGTTAGAAGGAGAAGGAGAAGGAGGGGATTCCTTTTGGGACTCCATCGAGGAATCCTTTTCGGAGCCTGTCTTAGCGCCCCATCTGGCCGTGTTGCCGGCCAACGATCTCGCCCTGTAGGCCTCTATCCTCTTGATTGCAATAGGAAGATCGCGGTCCACCCGGGCGTTGTGCCGCTCGCCGTCAGGCCCGATGGGGAAGAACCTGTCAAGCACCGATGCCACCGCAGCCCGATCATCATCTGTGCGTGCGCGCACCAGGAAGGAGACATCAAGGACTCCTTTAGGGACGGGCTTTTCTGACGCATAGCACCAGTCCAGAAGCAGGCAGTACACGCCGTGCTCCGCCAGGGTCAGGTCTGCAGTGTCGCGCAGATAGTCCCCCGGATACCTGTCGTACCTGTTCAAACTAGCTCCTCCGCCGGTAGTGCTCGGCGATAGCAAGCGCCTCGTCGACGGTGCGCGCTACGTGCGCGTTGCCGCGCCAGCCGGAGTGCCACACCTTCTGGCGCGAGTTGAATGTCTCGTTGCCTGACTTGATCTCGATCAGGAAGTTGAAGCCGTTGATGCCGCACAGCAGGTCCGGGCAGCCATCGCCGACCTCTGCCAGCGATTGTACGCTGACCCCGGCTGCGCGCAATGCGTCCACGATGATAGACTGGTTGGCGTCAACCTTTGCGGCGCGGCGGCTCATGGCACCCAGTCTACAACATCGAGCTTGCGTTGATCGGCCGATTGACTATAATGGGTGTGTACCGACATCCTTGATACGGAGAGAAACACATGGCGTATGATCCTAAACTGTCGCTTAATCAGCGACTTCTGAACGTGATGCTGGAGGTCGAGTACGTCAAGAAGGACGTCACGATCCCCGGCTCGGGCAAGGGGGTGGCCAGGGACGCGGTCGTTGCCGCCATCCGCCGACGCCTGCTGGCGAACGGCGTCATCGCGCGCACGTCCGAGGTGCCAGGCACCGGGCGCTTCATCGAAACCAACCAGAAGTCGGCCAGCGGCACGCCGAAGATCACCTATGCGGCCACGTATCGCACCTCGTTCGTCAACGTGGACGACGGCTCGACGGTCGACGTCGAACACCTGGGGCAGGGCGACGACTTCGGCGACAAGGCGCCGGGCAAGGCCGGTACGTACGCGGAGAAGCTGAACTTCCTGCGCGGCCTCCTGCTGGAGACCGGCATCGCAGATGAGGGGCGCAACCCTGGCGAGGGCGACACCGACACCGAATCAGCGCCGGCCTGCCTCAGCGCGGCGGAGCGCGCGGTGTTCGAGGGCAAGATCAAGGCCGAGACCACCGAGAAGGCCATCCTGCAGGACCTGAAGGATGCCCGCCAGCGGCTCGCCGTGGTAGCCGGGGACATCGATGTCAGCACCCATCCCGATATGGTGGCGCTGATCGAGGTTGCATCCAAGCGCAAGGGTGAGCTGGCCGAAGCCAAGAAAGCCGAGGCCAAGAAAGCCGAGGCCGAATCGTGATCGACTTCGAGGGGTTCCCCAAGATTCCGCGGCTGTCTCGGCCGTGCTGCATCACCGAGAAGATCGACGGGACCAACGCGCAGGTCTACATCAGGCAAGCAGAGGTTCACGATCTGCCGGATGGCACGCGCATTCACCCGGAGCCATTTGAATTCGGGGTCGACATCCAGGTGACCGGCAAGGATGGCCTGGAATACTACCTCCGCGCCGGCAGCAAGAGCCGCTGGCTCCGCCTCGATGACGACAACTTCCGCTTCGCCAACTGGGTGTATCAGCATGCCCCCGAGCTGGTGGAACTGGGGCCTGGCCGACACTTCGGCGAGTGGTGGGGCCACGGCATCCAGCGCGGGTACGGCCAGGAGCGCAAGCGCTTCTCGCTGTTCAACACCAAGCGCTGGCTGGATCGGGGCAACATCACCATCGACCCGGTCACCGGTGACCAGCAGCCCAACACCGCCACCGTACCCCCGCCGTGCTGCGACGTGGTGCCGGTTATCGTCGAGGGCATGTTCAGCACGGGCCTGGTGAACATGGCCCTGGAGACACTGGCGCGCCTCGGTAGCATCGCCGCGCCCGGGTTCAACAACCCGGAGGGCATCATCGTCTACCACGCCGCGCTCGGCGGCTACTTCAAGAAGTCGCTCCACAAGGACGAGGAGTGGAAGGGAAAAAAGTGAGCCGCGATCTGGCAGTCGGAGGCCGAATCTGGTACTTCGATTCGAATCGGCGTGTGTACCCACCGCTGCGGACTGGGCAGCTGTGGCCCGATAGTGGTCCGATCTATCGCGAGCACTGGGTAGCGGTAGAGATCAAAGGTGAAACCACAAGGTCGTGGATCACCTGCTACGGCAAGTGCCCGAAGAAAGGGCACAGCAAGCCGTGGGCGCTCTACGAGGAAGAGGTGGATGCCGACTGCTACATCCACAATTACCGCTACATTATCGCGCGGAAGGTGGAGCACTTGACGTTCGGTGAGTACGATACGTTCGACGTGTACCTGAAGCTGCGGAATATCGCCGGTATCATCGGCTACGATGACGGGGAAAAGAAATGAAGTACGACGTGGTGATAGCGGTGGACGCGACCATCTACATTACCGTGGATGCCAACAGCCCCGAAGAGGCGGCAGAAAAGGGCTTGGAGGAATGCTCCACGCCGACGCTGTGCTCTTATTGCTCCAGGGAGGTGGCGCTCGGAGACCCGTTGGATGTACTGGAAGTCAACGAGGTCAAGACGAAATGATCGAGCAACGCTCCGCCGAGTGGTTCAAGGAACGCCTCGGCCACGCCACGGCGTCCGAGGCCGACGCCGTCATGGCCGAGGGCAAGGGCGGCGGCGAGGCCGTCACGCGCCGCAACTACAAGATGCGGCTCGCCTGCGAGCGGCTAACCGGCAGGCCGGCGGAGGAGTCGTTCTCCAACCGGCACACCGACCGCGGCGAGGCGCTGGAGCCGTTCGCGCGGGCCGCCTACTGCACCATCAAAGACGTGCTGGTGACGCAGCTCGGTTTCGTCAAGCACCCAACCATCCTGTGGGTGGGCGCGTCGCCGGACTCCGAGGCCGACCCCAAGGGCGGCCTGGAGATCAAGTGCCCCATCGCCGCCATCCACGTCGCCTACCTCACCAGCGGCTTCCCGAGCACCTACCGCAAGCAGGTGCAGTGGCAGCTGTGGTGCAAGCCGGAGTGGGAGTGGGTGGACTTCGTCAGCTACAACCAAGACGTTCCCGAGAAGATTCGCACCTTCATCCAGCGCGTGCCTCGGGACGACAAGTTCATCGCGGAGATCGAGCAGAAGACGATCCCGTTCCTGCGTGAAGTGGAGGAGGTATACCTCAAACTGGAGGCCCTGTGTTCCAAGTCGGAGTGATAGGAGCGATACAGATTCACCGCGATACCATGTACGAGGCGGAGACCGAGTCGGAGTCCTTCCTGCTCGACGGCAAGTCGCGCGGGCAGGAGCAGCGACTCACCTGCTTCGCCGTGCTACAATCTGTGCTGGATGAGGATCGATACTACTCGGTCAGCGAGCTGGAACCGAAGACCGGGTTCTCTCATCCGGTGATCCTGCGGACGCTGCGGAAGATGCGCGCCATGGGGATTGCGTTCTCGGAGCCGGTGCCGAAGACCAATCGGAGCGTATGGAAGGTGAAGCAGGACGCCGGCATGATCCCGGGTGTGATGGACATCCGGCCGTTAGCGAAGTGCTTTGGTGGCTACACCTACGTACAGGAGAAACGCGATGTCGTTTAACAAGGTGATTCTCGAAGGCAACCTCGGCAAAGACCCGGAGACGCGCTATACGCAGGGCGGGGATGCCGTGTGCAACTTCTCGGTGGCCACCACGGAGCGGTGGACCAAGGACGGCGAGAAGAAGGAAAAGACCGAGTGGCACAACATCGTGATTTTCGGCAAGCTGGCCGAGATCGCGGCGAAGTACCTGAGGAAGGGCTTCCGGGTGCTGCTCGAAGGCAAGCTCCAGACGCGCAAGTGGGAGAAGGACGGCGTGACGCGCTACACCACCGAGGTGGTCGTGTCGCAGATCGACCTCATCGACTTCCCCGATGACGAAGAGCGCGGCGAGCCTGCGGCAAAGCCGGCGGCGAAATCCAAGGCCGCGAAGCCGAAGGGCGGAGACGAGCTGGACGATGACATCCCGTTCTAAATCCCATACGTGCCCCATGTGCGGGCAGCGTGTTAGAAAGCTGAACCCGCACAGGATGGACGCCGGTAAAATACGTGTGCTGCGTAAAATCGCAGACCTGAACCACTACTTCGTGTGGGTCAAGGTGCAGCAGGATGGGCGCCTCATATCGCCGGAAGAGGCGGCGTTCACCATCCAGATAGATGCCGTCCACGCCTCGCGGCTTGTGTGGTTTGGTTTGCTCGACCGCAAGAGTCCGCGCAGCGGTATGTTCCGCATCAACGACAACGGCCGAGCGTTCTTGCGCGGAGACTTAGCTGTGCCGGCGGTTATCCTGTGCAGCGAGGGCGAGGTGGTAAAGCAGTCCGAAAAGACAGTTACCATCGACGACGCGGAGCGCACGGTGCTCACAAAGGAATACTGGGATAACTACCCGGCCATTCAGGTTGCCCGCCAATGAAGGGGGCCGGCAAGCCGAAGCAGATGAAGGCCGCCATCGTCGCTGGCTACATGCAGCACATCATCGGCGCCCTGATGAACGCGGCGCTGGGCGGCGCCAAGGATGGCCAGCATCTCGGTCCGTTCAGGCAGCACAAGGAGGCAATCAAGTGGGGCCGGCGCTCGAAGTCGAAGTACCGGACCCATCAGGGCGAGCGCGAGTGTGCTCGCAGACGCAGGCAGGCTGACAGGAGACCCAAGTGAATGTGCACAAGCTGAAGCTGCCAGACAGCGCGAAGCGCGAGGTGCGCCGCGTGCTCGGGCTGGGGTGGACACTAAAGCGCGGCGGGAAGCACGTCAAGCTGTGCGCCCCGAGCGGGCGGTTCGTTACGCTGCCGTCGACGCCGTCGTCCAATCAGTACGTGGAGCGCGAGCTGCGCCGGCACATCAGGCACATCGAGGAGGCCGCGTGAGCGACACCTACATCCTGACGCACAGCGGGCGCCACTTCGACTTCGCCAATCCCACGACTGACATGGTATGCATCGAGGACATCGCCACCGCGCTCGCCAAGGAATGCCGATACGGCGGCCACTGCCGAGGCCACTACTCCGTGGCGCAGCACAGCTGGCTCTGCGCCAACGTGGTCCCCGAGGAGTACGCGCTGGAGGCGCTGCTGCACGACGCCACCGAGGCGTACTGCAAGGACCTGCCTAGGCCGCTCAAGCGCATGCTCCCTGGCTACGCGGAGGTCGAGGAGCGCGTCGACATCGTCATCCGTCTCAAGTTCGCTCTGCCGGTGGAGCACTCTGCTATCGTCAAGGAGGCGGACAACCGCATGCTGCTCACCGAGCAGCGCGACATCATGCCGCCGTCCGAGCAGTGGTGCGGGTGGGACCTGAATGGCCTGAAGCCCTACGAGGACATCCACATCCACCCCATGCCGTGGGCCATGGCGCGGGAGGAGTTCATGTCGTTCTTCCGCTACCTTGAGCGTCGATCCGTTTGACCGCGTAACGCGGCCGATGATCTATGACGACGGGGATAATCCCGGTGCCAGAGAGGGAGGTTGTGCGATGGAGGCAGTATTTGTTGGACCGCTCGCAGAGCAAGGCAGCCCTGGAGCTGCTGGACATGGTGGAGAGGTTGTGGCGCCAGAACCAGGATCAGGCCTCCGTAATCGCCGGGCTGCAGCAGCACTTGACCGGCTTGGCGAAAGAGGCCCGGCAGGCGAGGCTGGACCTCTGACGCGCGACGACCTGATCGATTACTCGAAGGACGAGCTGATCGGCGTGGTGCTGATGCTGGACAGGAAGATCGCGCGCATGGTCAAGTCGAGCATGGAGCACCGCATCGGCCACGTCTGCGAGCGGATCAAGCGGCTCTAGGGCTGGGCTACCTCGTGTAGCGAGCGCGGCGGGTAGCGCTTGGATGGTATCTTGACTGGGGACAGGCCCTCCCTGAGCACGAGGTGAACCTCGGGCAGGCGCAGTCCGGCGGCGAACATCCGCGGCACCATCTGGCTCGGCTGCCCTCCGTTTTGCAGCTCCCCTCGGAACTTGGCGATCAGGGCGTCCTTCTGCCGGCTGAGCGCGGCGGCCTCGGTCTGCTTATCGTTCTTGGTGATGTAGCCAGGCGACGGCGTGATGCCAAACATGGACGGGGATGCGATATAGCCGAGCGGGTTGACTTCCTCGCCCAGGGTCTTTTGCTGCTGCTGGTAGTTGCGAATACCGAATGGCGTGAGCTGCGCGATGAGGTAGTTGGCCTCGTCCTGCACCTGCTGCACGATGGGGTCTCCCGGGCTGCGGATGGCTGCGCCGAAGAAGTCCTGGTTGTTCAGCATCTGCGCGATCATCCCGAGCATAGGGTGCAGCTTGTTCTGCAGGGTCTGCGTCGGGTTGGCGCCGTACTTCAGGAAGCCGCTGATGTCGTGGCCGTACTCGAAGAGGTCCTTCATGTACGAAGGCAGCGACACGCGATCCTCCGTCCCGTCTGGCCGCGTGCGGCCGGTGCGCGGGAAGATGTAGTCCTTCAGGTCCTGCGGACCCTGCCCGGTGTACATGTAGCCGATCATCGATCCCAGGATGGCGGTAACGAACGGCAGCGCGAACACGTAGGCGGAGCGGCTGGACAGCTCCTTGTCCTTGAGCACGTTCTTGAAGTCGAGCACGCCGCCGCCCAGCTCTCGGAACGTACCGAGGTTCCAGCCCACCGAGCGCACCGAGATCATCAGGGCATCCTTCAGCGCGCGGTTCCAGAAGACGTTGTCGTAGGCGAGCTGACCCAGGCGGTTGTCCACCGAGTCCCAGAACTTGCCCATGGCCTCGCGCTTCTCCTCCAGCGTGGCGTTCGGGTTGCGCTCGATCCAGTCCTTGGCCATGTCGAAGAAGATACCCATCTTCTGGCGCGGCACCAGCTGCTCGAAGACCGGGGCGTTGATGCGGTCGAGCATGGCGGGCAGGAAGCCGCGCGCGATTCCGGCCTTGTCTCCGCGGGAGATGGCCTGCTTGAAGCGGTTGAGCGCGTCGTTCTTGTAGAAGTCGTCCAGACCGACACGCCCGCCGCCCTGGAGCATGGCCTCGACGATGGGGGCGAGGTTCGGGTCGTCCAGCTTGCCCAGCGCCTGGCGCAGGAGGCGGTCGCCCTTGTAGAAGTTGATGAACGGCTGGATCGGGTTGATGGACTGGGCCAGGTTGCCGAAGCCCTTGAACATCTGGCCGCGGCTGATCTGCTGGATGCCGAGTGCGGCCTTCGACACCATGGAGTCCACCGTGGTGAAGCCGGCGTGGAAGAGCGACAGCCCGAGCTGCGCGCTGTTCAGCATCATGCCTGACTTGTGCAGGAAGTCGTACAC